AGGAGATGTAAACCTTGCTCCCAGTGTTGTCATAAGAGATGCATGTCGTATCGGGAGAACAGACCGCCAGCGTATCCGGTACAGGCGTGAACGTTACGCCATTATCCGTGCTCTTATAGGCCATTGCCTCATAACTCAGATCGGCCAACTGCTGCGTGCAAAAATACCACAGCGTCGTGAAGTTCTTGAACGGCCCCATATTGCCAAGCGCGCGCGTGGCTACTGGATAGGTCAAACCCGAAAGCGAATTAGGCGCTGTTTCTGGTATCGGCATCAGATGATCGAGCGCGTTCCAGGGCAACGCCCCGCGCTGCAACTCCCCGTACTCGCTGTCGCTCCTGTGGAATCCGTAACTGTGATCGTAAACGAAAACGGCCCCGTAGCTGAAGGCGTTCCTGTAATCTCCCCCGTTGATGCGTTCAGGCTCAAGCCAGTAGGCAGAGAGCCCGAAGTCACCGCGAACGTATATGGCCCCGTACCGCCCGTGACAATCACGAAGGAATCATAGGGCGTCCCCACGATATAGATTGGGCTGGGGCATCCTGCACTAAAAGTCCCCGGTGGAGGCGTGGGACTACCCAGCAGGATCGGAGGCCATGTATAAAGCGTAGCCGTGGGAGTGCCGGGAGATTCGCTTGCTTCGGCGTTAATCCAGAAGAAATATTGGGGGTCCGTATCGCTGGTAGCGACTCCCGTATCGAGAAATTGCCCAGGAGCACTCCATCCGCTTCCTAGCGATGTGGAAACGCTGTTCTGGTAGGTTGTGGTTCCCCCACCGTCATCCAATGCCCAAAGAAGAACGAACAGCCCCTCCGTTGGTGGCATTGTGGCCGCGAAGAATCCGCGATGGACCGGAAAGCCTGCATAGATTACCGTAAAGGGATCGGCGATGGGTCCCGCAAGCCGGGGAGATGAAACGATATCGCCTATGTTGGTGGTATGAATCGCCACTGCCGTAAATACCGGGGCTGCCATGGGAGTGCCCACCAACACAGTCATGGTGCAAACATCGGAACCGGGCGTGTGGGGGTTTGATTCTTCCAGGATGGGGAAAGCGACCGAATCACTTCCGCTGTCGTAGATTCCCGGATACAGAACCGGCCATGAAAGCGTAGTGTCATTCACCTTTGATGCGTCGAGCAGCGCCGTTGCTGCAACGCCCAAGGCCCCCGCCGTTACGATGGAATAGAACAATGAAACGCGAGTTCCGTTGGAGCTTCCTACGCCCGATGTAGCAGCCCAATTGGACCAGAAGATTCCGAAGGTCGTTCCAACCGTGAGGATATTCTCGCTTACTCCGCGATCAACTCCCGCATTGATATGGGTTGCTCCGCTCCATGAGCCAGAGGTATAGAACTTGTAGTAGCATTCCGCCGTTGTCTGCGCAAGGTTGATATCAGTCCAGCTTAGGAGAATGTCTCCCCCTGCCGTGGCCGCTATGTTGAATGCCTGATCCCCTAAATTGTCTCCTGCGATGGCGATACTGGGGTCATTCGTCCCGTTGTACGCCTCCGCGATCATGTCGTAACTGTCGGTCAGAATTGCGTCATCGGTGTCCTTCTCATAGGCCACATAGATGATGTCTCCTTGGCGCGAGGCACAGCAATATAGATTAAACTGCGGACCAGTGGTCAGAAGCGCCCAGGCGGCCCCATCATCGGTACTTTTGTAGATGTTTACCTGCGGCTTCAGCGATCCACTGTCGCGCTCTGAATAGACCGCATACCAGTTATTATTGGAAGCCTTGAATGACCCGAGGTGCCCTGATGCGACGAACTGGCCTGCATTCGTGGCGCTGATGTTGATTGGGCCGACATTAGCGACGAGTGGCGTAGGCATTATGTGCTCAATCCTAACGCCGCAGCAGTAGGCGGAACTGGAATCAAGTTCACCAAAGCCGGATCAGCGTTCACCGTGGTCGCCCGCACTGCCGATACGATCATCTGCTCCCACCAGAATTTGAACACTTGCGGAGAGCCATCCCAGAGCACATCAAACGACGGATCAAGCATCCGATAGAAGTTCCCCGTATGCGCCGCCCGCACCATGCCGAAATATGATCCGACCTTCTGCCCTGTCTGTGAGCGCGAGAGCGTGAATACCTGCCCGTTTACGGCTACGATTTGATCGATTTCGTACTGATACCGCCCATTCACGAGCGCCGGATCGTCCCAGATGATGTAATCCCCCACCGCGAACACGCGATTGTAGATGCTTGTGCCCGTTACGGGAGCCGTAATCGTCACCGGGTCCGTCAGCGCATCAATGGTGCCCGTGGCAAACCAGAGCATGTCGGTGATATCGAGGGATGGGGCTTCAAAGCGCAGTAGTTGCAGATTGGTGGCCCCGCCCAGCGCATTCAGGCGATTCGTTACCGGGACGGCCCAACCCGGTCCCCAAGCGCGCGACATCAGATTCGCCCCTGTCGATGCCTGCGCATCGCCCGTGGCCGTTGATGGCTGGCCAATTACGGGCTCTTTTAGCTGCGGATAGATTACGGGAGGCGCATTCTTAATTAACTGCTGGACCGCCTGAATCTCAATCGTGAGCGTGCCGGGAAGCGCGGGAGTTCCGGCGCGAACCGCAAAGGACAGATCAGGCATGATAAGCTATCCCTGAGGCGGGCAGGACGTTGATGTTCATAACGTGAGCACCACGCGTGGCGTTATGGGCTATAGATAATCCCCGCTTCACTTTACCCATCCCCCGGCAGTGATTCGATATAGGCGTCCGCGATGACGATATCGAGCGGCTCGCAGCAGGACCACTCAAACACGCGATCACGCGCACGTCCCAAGTGATACCACTCGACCATCTTTTTATACTGGCCCACGGTCCCCATCGGCATATCGAGGTAGGAGCCCCACGTATAGCCGCCGTCATTTGAGATACGCAGGCTGCACACCGGGGTTAGTGTAGGTGGACACGCCCCGGTAAGCATGTGCATCCTGAATCGGGTATAGAAGTGCCATTTCTTTTCATCCACCAAGTGCGGGCACACGCGAATCCTGCGAATGCAATTGCAGTTCTCATCGACGTAGATCATCGATTGCAGATAGAGATTTCCATTATTCGGATCGCCCACGCAGTGCATGTCGGCAGTGAACCCGTGGTAGCGCCCACGATCCGCATGGAACGCCGCGCCATCCCAGGACAGGCGCTTATGCCACCCAATAGCGGGACCGATGGTTGAATCGTACACCCATGTCTCATCCGGGATCGGAAAATGGAAGCAGGCGAATACATGGCCGTTCTCGACATAACTATAAATGCTCGCTCCGCTCATGTCGAAGTTAGACCAGTGATTCTCAATGGCGTGATTCGAGATGCGAACCGGCGTAGCTCCCTGAAGCTGCCAAGCCGTATATTCACCGCGTGCATCGAAACCCAGCCAGATTACCGTCCCATCCATCTTGCAAATTACCCACGGATTGACGATCCCGGTATCGATGACGCCGCCCCCTGGCAAACGCTGAAAGGGAAACAGCGCATTCCCGGTATTCTGCCATAACTCGGTCGTCTGTGAGCCCTGGAGCGCCAGAATCTCATAGGCCGCGAACACGTTCATGATCGGATCAGGACTGGATTCCTTAACGCCGAAATCGAGCGGATTCCAGATGTTCGGATCGTTCAGGTTCGAGATGTAGAACGTGCGCCGCGCCGGGTCGGGATAGTTGGGAGCCAGCGAAATGATGATATAGCCATCCATGTAGGTGGCCGAGCGCACAAAGATTTGATCGTTGATGGCGCTGTCGATGTCTGTGCCGTTCAGCAGGTAAACCAGCCATGCGCCTGCCGCCACGGTGTTAATGTCGATACTGAAGCCTGAGCCATTGCCTTCTTGCGGTCCCGCTACCGTAGTCTGGTTGTTTGCCGAGATGCCGTATCCCGTGCCGCCCGTGAGCGAGTAGGAGGTTACGCCGCCCATGCCATCCACGCCCGTGATGATATAGCGCGAGTGGATCAGCCCGCCCAGGATCATGCCGGTGTCGCCAACCGCGTAGCCCACGCCCGCGCTATTGACGCTTGATGCGGTGATGGCGAAGCCCCATGCTGCAAGGTAAGCATTCCCGTTGGGCGTGATCGCCATCAGGAAGGTAGGCTGGAACACGATCAGATTGACCGGGAATAGCTGCCCACCCGTTCCGTTGATGACTTGCTTATCCAGCGTGCCGATAGTGGTTGCCACGCCCTGTGAAGTGGGACCTACTGGCGTCTGCCCACGCACGGCATAAAGCGTTTTACCGCCCACTGCAAAGAAGTGCGGATCGCCAGCCCCGCCGAATGTCGCCGGGTTGCTGGGCTCGGTTACAGTCGAATTGGCGATTGCGGCGATAGGACCGTCAGAGAGCGTGCAAAATAGCACCTTGCCCGGAGTAGCGATTAGCTGGTAATTAACCGGGCGTGCCGCGCCCATGCCGGATTCGATGCGCTCCAGGCACAGGTTGATAAGATCCTCGCACTCCCCCACTTTTCCACGTGAAACAAACGACGGCCCCACGAATCCGAATGATGGCATTTACGCCTTGCCAACCTTTCTGGCATAAGCGGCGTTCATTCTTATCCGATTGCAGGCCAAACAAGAAAGTTTTGGGCCGGGGCGGTTCTTGCGTTTATAAAGCGCTCCATGGATTGCATAGGGATGTCCCCATTTGCAGGCATCTTTCTTCTGTGCGCGCTGACAATTGACCTGCCCGGTAACGGCCTCTAGGTGCTGCGGGTTGCAACACAATTTAACTCTACAAAGATGGTCAATCTCCAAGCCTTGGGGAATTTCCCCTTTGAACTCTCGATACAGCGCCCTATGGGAATACTCCCGTTTTCTGTCAACGGATATTTGCCCGTAGCCAGCCGCCGTAATATTCCCTAACCATAACCAGCATCCAGAGATAGGCTCGGGTAAAATATTGGCATGAACACGATCAGGAAGCATGTTGGATATTATCACATAACTCCCATCTATTCAAGAACTTAGTATGGCACACCGGCCAAAAGTAGGCCCCAATTACATTCAGGCACGTTGCTGCCCCTGCCTTGCGAGAAATCGTTGCGAAGCATCGGCATGGGCGCGTTTACGGCCTTGATCTTATCGCGCGCAATCTTCGCTTGGCCCAGGAGCCATTGATGGCTTACCTTGTTCACTGCCAGATTGTGCGTCACCATCGGCCACAAGCGGGCGGCTAATGTATACGTAATCGCATCCTGGTAGCCAGGCGGCTCCATCACGACCGTCGATAGGCTTGTCGGGGGCGTCAAGAATCCCCAGGTAAATATCTCCAAACTGTTGCCATTGAGCGGAGGCCATACGTTGATGACTCCCTGCGGGAATTGCGGGTCGTAGTAGAAAACAGTTGTAACGTTGATGGCCTGCAACTGTATCACGCTAATGTTCGCCCACTGCTCGACGCTAATAGGCGAGAGCGGAATACGGGTGGGCTGCGATGCGTTTACGGATGTCATGTATAAGTTCATCCGTAAAATAGCCTCGGGGCGGGGACCGCTGAACGAAGGAGGAATCGTCAGCGTCACGCCACTCCCCGAGGCCGTCGCGGCTAGCGACAGAGTAATGCTCGTATTGACCGTTAGGGCCGTAATATAGCTGTTCGCTGGAATCCCGGTGCCGGTCACATACTGGCCGACATATAACCCATTCGTGTTAGCGACGGCTACCACCTGAGAGCTTATGGTCGTGTCACCCAAGACGGTGAACGAAGGACCGATGGACCATTGGACGTTCTGCCCGTAGATCCCGTTCAGGCTGCGATTGGTCGAGCAAGAATAGATGAAGTCCGGGATGGTGTAGTTCAGTGTCCGCTCGGCGTTCCAGTTGTCATACATCGCCTGATACTCAGCCAAGGCGTCCGAGAGAAGCTCGGGATTCGACATGTATCCAGGGCGTAGAGCGCCACACTTGCGAAGCGCAGTATAGATGCGATCTTGTGCCTGCACTTAAGCCCTTGGCGCTCCCGGCTGCGGGGGCGGCTGCAACATCTCGGCTCCGGGTTGTAGCATGCGATTATTTTTGTTCATTTCGCGGATGCGCAGTTCGGACTTCTCGCCTAGCATTGCCACCTCCTGGGCGATCTGCTGCGGGACCACCATGCCAAAGCGCGGGATCAACCGCCATGCAAGCGCATACTGGATCGCATCGAGGTAGCCCTGCGGCACGAAATAGGTGCCATTGAGCGTCCACGTTGTAAACTCAGCCCCGGTGATTAACTGGAGCGTGGGCGTGGTCGAAGGGACAGGCCACAGGTAGATCGTGACGAGTCCCGTAGCTGAGATTACATTGAAATCGGGGTATACCTCGTCAGGGGTGACCGCCGAAGCAGCCAGGTCGTTATGCGCGAAATATCTCTCCGCGTTGACGATCTCGATCTCGTTGCGGCTTCCATCCGATGCAACAATGAACGCCTGGAAGATTTTGCTGGGCGCTGGCGTGGCGAACGCCCCGGCAGGCCCCACCGTGTAGCTGGCCGTTGCCGCCGTGAGCGCCTTGGTGATCGACTGGAGGCCAAAAATTAGGCCGTTATCGATCCCCCAAGCGTTCCACATCCCATTGAGTTCGTAGAGCCCGTCCTGCGATTCAGACGCCGATGGAACCCCGCCAGCCTCTAAAATCCCTAGGATAATGAGGGCGGAATTGACCATCTGCTGGCCGGTTACGGCGATAGTAGGCAATGCGCCCTCCTGAGATTAGTTCTTGGGATCGGTTGCGGCGTCTTCAAGCGCCTGCATGCGTTCGAGCAGCCGCGCGGTCTGATCGCGCAAGGTGGCCAGTTCGCCGTCTTTCTCGCGCAATTCGCGCTGCAATGCGGCCTTTTCCTGCCGGGGATCTTCGAGATGCACCGCAGGCTTCGGATAGGGTGCCATGCGGTACCCCTTGGCCAGAAGCGCGTCCAGTTCCACTTGGTCGATGGCTACGGCTTCGCCCGCCTCGCAGAGGCCGATAGCGGGCTTTTTCTCGGCATGGTAGACCATTACCGGGAAGTTCTGATGCTCATAGGGCGCACGGGGATCATCCTTGTCTACTGGCACGTTCTTGTTCCCCCTCTCATCGACGGTGTCGATGCCGCTGATGTTTAGAAGCTGCCCCGCCTCTTCCTGATGGTGGCGGTTGAACTTCGCTAGGCTTTCCTTGATACCCCCGGTTTTCATGTCTCCCCGGTAGGCTTGGATCACTGCCATATCTTCATCCTCCCTGTTCGGATTTCTGGAGTAGGGCGCAGGAACCTGGATGATTCGCATGCGCCCTCTCGGTTATACATAGCTCGGCGTGAACTTACCGGCATTGGAATCCCACGCAAACGTGAGGTTCCGATTGACGACGGCAGTGCCAGCCAGCGCGATGTTGCCTGCGGTGGTCCAGGTGAATGTGCCGTCCGGGATGACCGTGAACGATCCGCCGGTGAAGCCCACCGGCAAAGTGAACCCCGTAATGGCCAGATTGCCTGTGATATGGAACAGCGGTCCCGAAGGCAGAACCACGCCAGCAGCTGAAGCTACCGCAGCGGTCACGCCGGGGCCGGCGGTGGTATTGCCGAAGCCGGGGACCCACAGACCATCGACCGACCGCAACCACTGGTTTCCGTTGGTGACGTTGATCCATGGGGTAATCGGCACGTTTACCGCCGTGACCGAACCCACCGGATCGTACTCGAAGAACGACGGGCCGAGCCCGATGGATTCGTTCCCCGGTGACTGGCCGATGATGACATAGGCCCCGCTGATGAACGCCTGCCGGAACAGCGAGTTTCGGGTTACGGTAACAGCCACCCCGTTGATGGCGATTACATCCATGAGTTCGCCCCGCGTGGTTTCGGGGTTAATCACATAGAGTTTCTGATTGATGCCTCCGTTGGCCGGGGCATAGATGCCCGAGCCAGAGGCGACGGTTAGCTGGTTGGATTGATTGTTCAGTGCGGCTGCAAGAGTCGTTGATGTCAGTGCGATGCTCATAATGTCTCCTTAGCCGTAAATTACGCCAGCCATGTAGTCGGCATATTGGGCCGCGAATCCGTAGATCACGTCCATGCGCTCGGTTTCATAGCCCTGGTAGGGGCCGCTCGATTGCCACTGCCGGATGCTGCGGATGTAGATGCCGGGGGCTCCATCTTCCGCGCCGCCCATCACTTCGCATTCGACGTTTGAGGGCCGGTGCAGCTTGATGAACGCAGCAGTATAGGCATCCTTCTGGAAGTAAAAGGCCGTATTGACCTGCTGGCCAGTTGACCCAACCACGGTGATCGCTGCGTTATCGGCGGGCGAGCCTGAGGCGTTCTGGAACTGGCCCGAGGGGATTAGCGGCGGATAGAACTGGAGCGTTGCGGCTCCGGTGGTATCGGTCACCGATTGCGTGATGACAAACTGCAAGAGGTTCTGCGTCCCGGTATAGGCGGTATGCAGGCCCGAGGGGTTGACTTTGTAGACGCCCGCAATGGTAAAGAGGTCGCCGGGGTTCAGCGCCAAGCTGGATGAGGTCCAGCCATCGGTAATCAGGCTGGTACCGGCTTGGTTGGCCCCATTGACGAGCGGGGTGCCCGCATAGGTCCCGACAGTGAAGGCCGGAATCTGCTCATCCCGCATCATGTCGAAGCCTGCGTAGCGCCCTACCTTGCCAGTCAGGAACTCTTTCCCGATAATGTCACCGGGATTGAACAGAGTTTGGTTTTGCCCGACCATGTTCTGCTCGTAATCCGAGGTCCAGATCACGGAACGGTCAGGATCGGGAGCGAGCAGCTTATTCAAGCTGGTGCGCGCCTGATTGTATGTCGCCGTCGATGTGGGAAGCACGCCGGGAGTGCCCACGAAGTTGGGGGCTGTCGCCTGAATGAACGCCGCCGCGTCCGCATCGATTTGGTTGGCGATCATCAGCGCCATCGGGCGGATATATTCTTCCTTGAACCTCGGCATATCCAGGAACAGGGCTTCGTCGGTATCGTTATAGATGAAGTCCCCGCCGCGCCAGTAGGAAATCGACAGCGGCACGGTGGTCTGAACGATAGGCTCAGGCTGGAAGGCTTGCCCTTGCCGTCCCTGGGGACGCCACGGGCGTTTAATCTGGAGCGTTGTCCCAATGGGAGTGCTCTGCTGGAAGTAAGTCTGGTGCTCGCGCCCAATCGAGCGAATAATCGCCAGATTGTTGTACAGCATGCGCAGAGCCTCAGCCGTCACTTCCAGTCTTACTGGAACTGAATTGATGGGCATTCCCTCACCTCGGTTAAAGGATTACCGGGGATCTAGGGAAATCGAGCAGCTTAGGGGATTAGCGTCCGCGCATTTCGCGCTCGCGCTCGTTCTCCCGCCTGTGCCACTCGGGTGATCCTATGCGGATATCTCCGGGCGGTGCGGAACCTCCCCGAGCAGCAACTTCCGTTGATGGCCTCGGTTTGCCGGAATCTCTCACGGCTGAGTTCCGCCCGGATTTCTCCTCTGCGGGGTGCGTGCGGTCTTTAAGAGTTTCCTCTAAGGCTGGCGCGGCCTTGTCCTTTTCAGGTTCTTCTGAACTATACAACTTTTCAATCCGCCCTTCAAGTCTTGCGAATGCGCGGATCTGGGCGTTCGGGTCTTTCGACATATCGAGCATCCGCTGAAGCTCGTCCGGGTGCTTCGCAAAATGGTAGGTCACCGCCGCCTGAATGTCGCTCGACGCGATCAGGCCCATGAGCGTCGGGTGCTCATTCGGGAACCACTCGATAGCGTCCTCGGATTCGGCGGCTTCCTTGGCCACCTCGTCCCAGTCTTTGAACTGCTTGATATCTTCCTGCGCCTTGGCGCTCATGGCGCGCAGGTGCGATTCCCACTGCTCCCGCTGCTCTTTGGCCGTGGTTTCCTCGCGGACGGCGCTTACTTCTTTCTTGGCTTCCTGGCGGGCATCCCAACGCCCAAGCGCGCGGTTATAGTCGGCGTCTGATGTAAAGGCCGCGCGCTGAGGCTCGGGATCATCCTGGCCGATCGGAGGTGCGGCTTCGGATTTGCCCCCTAGTGTACCAACAACGGATTGGAGAGCTTCGTATTTGCCCTTCCACTCGGCGGCTTCCTCGAATGCCTTGAGCCTGCGCCGATCAGAACGCGAGATGCGGCGCTCCTTTTCGGTGTCCGATTCCTCGGCTGCGGCCTCTTTGGGCTTTTCCGGTTCTTTGGGCTTTTCGGCAATGGGTGGCTCCAGGGGCTTGCCGTTGCGGTGCGCCTGCTCCTGCTCGTTCGCCTGCTTCTGATAGGCTATCGGGTCGAATTTCGGTGCTTCGGTTTGCGTGTCAGCCATTCTTTTCCCCCTGTGATGCTTCGGCCTGCTGCGCTTGCGCCGCTTGGTCGCTTACCTGACTGGCGGCTTCGTGTTCCTGCTGCGCGGCCTGCGTTATCTGCGCGTGCTCGTGTTCTTCCTTCTGCATCCCGTGTTCATGCGCCATCCCAAGCAAGGTTTCAAGCAGCTCGGCCTCGCGATTCGCCGCTTCGTTGTCCATATCCTTCGATGCTGAAATCTCGGCTACGCGGATCTGGGTAGCGGCCTTGAGCATGTCGGACCACTTCTTGTACTCGATTTCGGGCAGTTTCGACTTCAGTTCGTTGGCCAGCCGTTGCGCAGCCTGCATCAACTGCTGGTTTTGCTGCTGGGATTGCTGAAGCGCCTGCTGCATCTGCTGCGGCGTTACGTCAGCACCCGGTTTCGGGTCCAGAATATCGGCAATCGCCTCGATCTGCGGGTTTCCCTGCCCGATCCAGCGCAGAGCCTTGCCAGCTACACCGGGAGCGGAGACAATCTGCGGGTCGATCTTCATGAACTCGGTAAATTGCGTGATCGCCTGCTCATTGCGGGTTTCATAGCTCGGCCCCACTGTCACGCGCACGGAATACTCACCGATGCAGATATTGTTCGCCTTCCCCTTTTTGCCCGTTTTTGGGTCGATGCCATTGGCGGGGAAATCCTTGTTGATTTCGACGAGTTCATGCTTCGTATCTGGCTTGACGATGGTTACGACGCGTTGTCCGTCGAGGATTTTAGGGAAAATGCAGCACATCTCGCCATACATGACCTCGACGGCGCGATGCAGGTTATCGGAATAGCTGAAGTTGCCAACGTTTGACTCAGATCTGAGCTGTTCGATGGCTTTTCCCGACTGATCGCCCTTCTGTTGGCCGAGCGACGGATCGTAGATGTTGGTCGTTGCCTTGATGTGGTCAGAAAACCACGATCCCAGGCCGATCATCCATTGAATCGCGGCCTCGAACATGTTTTTGGTCGGCGGCGGAGCTAGTTGCTGGGCTCCGGTGGTTTCATCGGTGACGAAAACCGGCTTATATTCGAGATAGGCATACATCTCGGTGTTTGCGTCTTTCCAGCGGGGATCGTCGAACGTGCCGGTAGGCCCGATCCAGGGCGCGCGCGACATCGAGCCCATCGTTTCCGCCGCCGTGGTCGCTGCGTAATTAAGGCCGCGTTGCCCGTCGATTGCGCCTGCGATGAGCGAAAGCCGGTGCAGCTTGCCGTCGATATATACCTCGGGGCCCAAAACCGGGAAAAGCGGGATCAGCGTACCCAGCCATTCGGTTTCATCGAGCACTTCCAGAGCATCGACCACGTATTTCTTGATCTTGCGCCGGGGGACCATTCGCGTATAGCGCTTGGGGTCATCCGGGTCGATCAGCGGGCGGAATCCTGCGGGAATCTTCTCATCCTCGAAAAACGCGATTTCCGCGCCCGAGGTCGAACGGTACATCTGGAGCTTGATCGGGTCGATTTCGACCATATAGAACTCGCAGACGTAAAACGGCCCGTTGCCCGTGCCGGTCCATTCGTTGATCTGCGCCATCTCCCCCGGTGTGCCAATAGCGTCCTGCATCCAACCGATTGCGTTGCCCAGGCCGCGCTTCTCTAACACCTTGCGCTTATTGCCAAACGTGGCGATATAGTCCACGCGGTTGTACATCTTGAGCTTCCCGGCGTGCCCCGCATCCTGGCGGTTCGCCATGCGGGAGGTAGCATCGAAAAAGACGCAGTTGGGATCTTCGACCGATTGAATTACCAACTGTTGGGAAAAATCTCTCTCGCCACTGTACTCAGTCGCGAGCTCCAGAACTCCATACCCCGAAGCGGCGGCATACTTTCCGGCAGTGGAATATGCAGTCTTAGCTCCTGATCGGTATTCACACTCACGTATGAGCCCTTCGATAATATCGGCAGTATCTCCGTCAGCACCCGATCCGACAGGGTGGCATTGGGGTCCAGGTGGATTGAGGCGAATATCCCCCTCGATCTGGTCAACGGCGGGCTTGCACTTGTTGACGACGAGCCAAGGTCTTCCTTGAGACTTGCGTTTGCTTTTTTCTTCTTCACGCCATTGCTCCCCGATGTAGAATTGCAGGCGCTCTTTTTCGGCCCTGCGGTTATCCTCGTTCGACTTGCGCGAGGCGTCGTAGCAGGCCCGAACAAAGCGCGGCAAGTCTTTGTGAGGAATGCTGGCCATTATTGCTTGGTACTATCTACAAGATTGTAAGATGCAAGTTGGTAGACCTCTCGCGCCATAATCCGATCTTCCACTACTTGCATAATTTGGGCTCTTAACGATTCCAGCGCTGGATCTAGGAACATCTTTCCAAATTCCGGCTCACACGCATCACGAACGAGAATAGATATCGTGAGGTCTTCCCCAAGGCCCGAAACGGTAATATTTATGCAGTCGCCCACCTAGTTACTGAATTTCTTCCCCACCGGGCTCATATGCGGCCCGAATCCCGGCAGTTCTAGCGAATCATCGGGCACGTAGAGGCCATGCGACTCAGCATCCCGTTCCTCGATAGATGGAGCTTCGCTTTCCCGTCCCTGCTTCTTCAGATCGAGCACGGGATACTCCTTCAGCCACGCCACAGCCGCCTTGTCATCGATAAACGTGTAGGAGTTCTTGTCTTTGGGATTGTCCCCATAGACCACTACCTCCCGCTGCTGCATACATACCAGAATGCCCGTTTCGGCACGGAACAGCAGGCAGGCCCGCTGCGATTTATGCGTTACCAGGATATGCGTGTTCTTGGTCGATTCCAATTGCCTCTCCTTTGAATGCCGCCACCTTCATGTGGAAGTCAATTTCCCTGTCGATGCACTTCAGACACTTCCGCTTGTTGGCGGATACGGTAGCCCCGCACCCGCCTTCACAGAGCTTCGATCCCTTAGGCTGCATCCACTCCCTGCGCGATGCCGATCAGGTGGCCCGTGGCGAGGCCGTTCAGCCCGAGCACCTGCACATAAGCATTGTCGGCGGTGACGATCTGCGCGAAGCCGTAGACATACGGATTCTTCATTACCACCTGCCCGTTCATGGTGGTAATCCCGATCACGCCGGTAGGCGCTACGGCGCTGGTGACATTTTGCACGCCCAGGAAGTTGCAATCCAGGAACTTCATGTAGCGGTCGCAGCCGGTGGCAATTGAAACCATCTTGAACGTCGAGAGCGACGTATAGGTTTCAAAATCGCAGTTGCGGAACAGGTTGCGCGCGCCCGCCGAAATCTCTACCTCGGTGGTCATGGTGGCGCGTAGTGTGGTGGTCAGCCCGATAGTGCAGCCGTCGAAGGTGTTTTCCGAGCCGGAAATCTTGAGCGACCGCGAACCGGCGACATCGGCCACGACGGTCAGATCACCCATGCCCGCGATCTGGCAGTTGACGAAGTGATTGCGCTGTCCGGTGACCTGTACGCAGATAGAGGTCGTGCCCGATCCCGGCGTTCCCTGGAAAAACTCCAGATTGGCGAACAGGCAACCATTGCCGGTCACGTTCACCATCGGAGCCATTGCCGCAGCCGTCGCCAGGTTCGCAATGCGAGAGCGCTGGCCCAAAGCAGGCCCACCGTTGACGCCGATTAAGTGGACAAGGTCCTTATTCCAGGTCAGCACGGAAGCCAGATAATTCGTGGTGTCTGCCGCAGTATTTGAGTGGGCTTGCAGGTAGATGATGTCGTTGTTTCCGGTAATCGTCATTGCATAAGCAGCGGCGAGCGTGGCGAACGGGCTACCCACAGACCCGTTATTGTTGTCATTGCCAACGCGCGGGTTGACGAAGAAAATATTCCCCTGCGTCGGGTAGACGCCTGAGCCGATCAGGTTCAAGGCGGCGAGGGTCTGGGGCTGAAGGCTTCCGCCTGCTTGCTGTGTTCCGAATCCAGTTGGCATCTAGTTGCTCCTTATTTGCGTTTTCAGAATTTCTTGTATTTGGCTGGCATGGTCAGCGTCCCACTTAAATAGGGCCGCATCGTAGGCTTGCTCATATGCCCTAAATTCCTCAGGGCCGGGATTAAGCCTATTCCCGTCGTCATCGAAGAAATCGGGAAGTAGCCCAATAGCCTTGGATTGCGCATACTGGTTCCGCTGTCGGCGCAGAGCGCTATGTTTCACGAATCCAGCTACAGACTTATCTTCGGGCTCGGCAGGGAATTGAGTCATTTGCGTTTCATCAAATCCGAAATATTGATCTTGGCTTTGTGTTTGGCTTCCATCGCGCGGCCCTTCGCGGTTTCCTTGTTACCTCTCATCGCGCCTATGGAGTTCATGACCTTATAGGGGATCGAGGAATGCTGGCCGTACTCGCTTTTGAGCTTCTTTTCGAGGAAGACGGGCATCAGCGTGGCCTCGCGCGGCGAGCATCCGCGATTTCTTTACCGGCCCACAGCAGCGTGACGATCCACGCAAACAGCACCCCCGCGATGATGGCGTAGCTCATGGAATTACCCCTGAGCAGGCAATGCCGCAGTGATGGCCGCTACGTTCGATTTCGCGTCGGCGTCATCGGCGTTCATCTGATCGACGAGCGCTTGTGCCTGCGCAGGCGTCAGGTTGCCAGCGGCGAAGGCAGTGAGCAATTGCTTAATCAGGCCGTTTTCGGCCACCAGATCGTCATGCAGAGTAGTCTGTGCGCTTGTTACGTCGCTAACTCCAGCCATAAGCCTTCTTACTCCTTTTTCAATTCGATCCAAAGATTCGAGGACGGATGTGAGCGCTTGAGCGAGATATCCGAGAGTCTCGAACAGTTTTTCTTCATGCTGCATCCGCTTGACGGAAAGAATATCACAGAATCAGGCAAATGGCGCATACACCTTTCGGGTGGGCTCATAGAGCGGCTTATCCTGATTCTTTGGTTTCGGCTCCTTGATCGCCAGCGCAGCGCCGCGAAAAGCGTCTGCGGCGTGGCTGGCCCAATTGTGGAGCGGATCGCGCTTGGTGACGCCGTGCTCGTTCAGTGGCCCCCACTGATAATGCCTGAGAGCTTGAATCCCATCGGCGCATTTGCGCTCATCGAAGCGGCACTGCGAGAAAAATGTGCGTGCGGCGTTGATGCCGTGGATCTTGTGGAGCTTCGGGATCACGCGCACCTTGCGGCCAGCGGCACGCATGAGCATCTCAATCGACTTTTCCTTGGTGGCGGCTAGCTTCTGGTGCACGATGGCATCGACAGCGTCATGTGGTACGAAGTCGAGCCCGTATAAGTAATTCTTATTTTGGAGCGCGATGAGATAATCCGCGATAGTCTTGCCCTCTCCCTCGTGGTAATCGATGAAGTTATAGAATCCGCCATAAGCCTGCACGAACCAGATGGCAGTCTTGTCCCCATAGCCCAGATCCCAAGCGGTATCCACCGGTTTCGAGCGATCATAGGGCACCTGACAAATCCTTCCTTCATCGGTCGCCTGCTGGAGTTCTGCCGCGAAAATCGCGCCTTCGACGTTCGATCCAGGTTCCCCCATCCAAATATGGGCATATTTCGCCGGATCGGTCCTGCGGCAATCCTCGGCCAGTACGCGCATGGTTTCGGGCAACCACGGATTCTCCAGATAGTTGGTATGAATGTGAATCGTGTTCGATGGCGGATTCAGCATGAACATTTTGTACACCGGATCGCTCGTATACTCAGGATTCCAGATAAACCACATCTGAGCGCCCTCGGTGCGCATCACGGTAGGCACGAACACATCGAGCGAATCCTGCGATACTTTCGCCGCTTCCTCGATGATCGTCCTATTAATTCCTTTTAATGATTTAGAGTCCCTGACGTTCTCGCGGATACCGACGAAGATAAACTCGGAGACGGCGATATCGCGCTCTTTGCGCAGAATGCGCGATTCCTGGACCTCATACGGCCCGTTCTGCGAAATCGCCATCCCGTGCTCATAAATGCAATCCGCCAGCAGCTTGTGCGAGCTATCCCGAATGCTGGCCATCGTTTCCCGAGCGCAGCAGGTGCGGATAGGGCGCTGGATCGCATCAAGCAAGGCAACCTTATGCGTCTGCTCGGATTTCATCCCTCCACGGCCCCCATAGATATTCGCGAATGAGTGCTTAACTTGTAGCAAAGGAAGGAATTTAGGATGCACGTCCACTGGTATTTGTGGCATTATCTTGTCAGCCATTCAATCAGGTGAATTTCAGCCACGGCCCACAATATTGCAAAAACCGCGCCGCCAAGTATAAACAAACAGAACTTCGTAGCGCTGGGCATGCTAAAAACTTAGCACCTTTCCCGGAAATTGAAATTTTCTATTGGTATGGCGCAGAAAATCGAGCGCGAAGGTGTGGGGAGTGACCCCCTGCCGCAGGGGGGTGGGGTCGGATCGATCTGGGTTTTTGTTTGGCATCGCGTCAATAGCGTTTTCAGCCCATGATACACTGATTTCGTTCCATTACGCTCCTTAGGGGCTGCGTCTTTGCAAGGGCCAGCCCCACCTACACCATGAGCGTATGGGCGAGGAGCGTACATGGCCAGCAAAGCATGGCGTCGTAAGATACCGTTCGCATACTGCCCACTGCCTTTGGCGTACATAGATACCTGGATGCCCCATATAAGCCTCCAGGCACACCAGGTCTACACGATCCTGATACGCAAGACTTGGGGCTTCAACAAAGAAACAGACGTGCTGGCGATTGCTGAGATCGTGCGCATGGGCTCACTGTCGCGTAGCGGCGTAGACCGCGCGTTGCGCGAGCTACGCACGTGCGGCCTCATACGATGCGACGGCCCGGTGAAGCATCCAAAGACAATTACGGTTGTTTTGAGCAGGCTTTTACAGAAACGCGGTAGCGTCAGGGGTGACGTTACCGAGCAATCGGTAGCGTCAGATACGGTGTTACGGTAGCGTCAGGGGTGACGCACCACAAGAGAATATAAAAGAGAATTACTGCACGTTATCGTCTTTAGGCACATCCAACACGCGCGGATGTGCTTTAGTCTCAACAACTTGCGGCTGTTTCACCTCTTGCGCGACGTTAACGACCCATATAGGACGCATGGAACCATCAGACGTGGTGTGGTTTAGCTGCGCACGCTTGGAGTGCACGTAGTGCGCTAATTCGGCATACATCTTGCCGCGAATCTCGGGGCTACACGCTTCGTAGAGCGTGCCGAAGCACGATTCACATACGCGAGTGCCGATACCTTGGCAGGGGCATAATCCTTGATCGTCGAGCACCTTCGTGCAATCGGAAGCATGAAATTCAGGCGGTAATTTGTAAAAGCTCTTGCCAGATCCTCTACAAACGCCGCAGGGGAGTTCGTTCTTGGCGATAGTAGCCATACCCAAGATTGGATCGCACGAAGCTCTGGCGAGCTTCTGAGCTACGTCCATGGTGGTTTTATTGACTGATCCTGCCGGTCTAGCCATAAATACGCATATTTATGGGTAGGATACTACAAGTTTACTCGTTTCTGGCGTTTTCGCCTCCTGTTCAACAATCTTTGCGGGAATAGCATTATTCTCTTGCGCTCATCATCATGATGATGTAGAGTGAGTGTATGGAAAATAACACAGCAATCCGAAATTACTGCGTAGTGAGCTATCGATGTCGCGATATCGGCTATGGCGTTGAATCTGGCGTCGTGGAAGGCTACTTCACTGGAGAGGAGGATGCTTGGGGCAAGCTGACGCTCCAGTGCAACAATGGCGACGTGCTGTATCTATTCCAGGATGAGATTTGCGCTATCGATGCGCCGGAAGAGTAGCAGCTTAGGGAGGCACACATGGCAAACACAATGGCAAAGTATCTAACAAGCGACGAGCGCGACCTGATGACGCATATCAGCCGGTTTGGATCCGCGCTGATTCATGGAGAGTACCGCATGTCCGATGCGGCCCGCCAAATCGTGCATAGAATTGGGACTCTTAGCTGCACGAACTACGCCAATCACAACGAAACGCCTTGCAAGCTTTGCGGGAGTCGATCATGAGCGATATCTACACCGATACCGAAATCACAATCGCCAAAGCGCTAGAGAACGCGCTGAGACGGCTCAAGGAAGAAGCAGGTACCTGCACGGAGTCGGATGATTTGGAGCTCGCTATATCGCGTCTAAAGCGCCACTGTGGGGCGTTTCTGGAGCGTGAGTTATGACCTGCCCACGTTGTAGCTACTCCTGGGTCCCGCGCGTCGAATGCCCAAAGTGCTGCCCGCATTGTAATTGCAGGCTGACTAAACCTAGAGCGTCCGCTACTGTCAGCGGGCCGAGATTGCGCGCGATAGCGCAATTTTGCGCCGATAATAACAGAAGCGATTTCGCCAACGATATCAATAAGTTGACAAAGGAGAAAGCATTATGAAAACGCCCGCTTTGCGATTGAGCTACGAGCCTAATATGGGCGAGGTGAACTTTGTGGCGCATGCCATTGCTGAAATCCAATCATGCGGCTCTTGCGCCGGGATCGCCGAATATGATCGCCATTGCGCGGCCTGCACCGAAGAGGCTACCGCCGCGCTTAAAGCGCTGAACCATTACCGAACATCGCCGCCATCCGGCAAGCAGTTGCCCAAGAAATACGCCACGAGCGAGAAGCCCAATGCCGAAAATCGATAAGATTCTGGTTAAGTGCCCCATCTGTAAGCTAATACAGGACTTGCGCGATGATATGTACTGCCGTGGATGCGATCATGACCTTACCCCGTGGGAATTGTATCGCGTGGATTCATCGAAGGTGCCAACATGCTAGCCGTAGAGTGCTTTCTGCTCCTCGCCGCCTTCCTCCTGATCCTGGCTTGCTTCAAACGAGCGTGGCGGTAGCGCGATGACTCCCGGCGAACTTGGCTTACCGTGCCCCGGCTGCATTGCCGAGGTCGAATGCACCTGGATCTGCCCTGGCCCGTGCCCTGTTTTCATGCGCCACCAATATGGGGAAGGCTTTGAATCTCGATTAAGCGAAGCAGAAGCGCTTCAATTGGAGAAAGCTAGGGAATGGCACCGCAGACATAATCCGAATGCGCCCTAGGCACCAAAGCGGGGCGGTTTAATCGATGAAGCGGGCAGGCACCTTGGCGAGAAAGCTCTCCTGTCCCAGCTTCTCCAGCTTCTTGCCGCGCACGGGGCGATGGCGCATCCCTTCAAGCATTTCCCCGCCGCCCTCAATCGCGCATTCTGCGCAGATCAGGCGAGGCGTTTTTAGCACAATGGGATACTCCGTCCCGTATGGCCCCTTCTTCCAGCCGACTACAGCGCCATTGAGCGGGATTACGTGCCCCTTGGCGCAAAACTTCTCGGGAACTTCAAACTTTTCCATGCATTTCCCTTTCTAAATCCTCAACTTTTCCAAAGCGCTCGTCCTGCAACTCCCGCGCGGCCCTGACGCGCTCCCTGAAGATTGCCTCGGCCTTATGCCTCCAGCGCATCTCGGCCTCTCTGCGCGCGTTTCTGGCGTCCCTGGCGGGATCGTGCGACCACGCCCCGCGCTGGCAGGCGTGGCATTTTCCGCAATAGCAGGAGCGTTCGCTCATAGCTTGCCCTTGTGAATAGCAGCCACCACTTCGTTGTAACGCGCAATCACCTTGTCGATAGGGATCTCACACAGCGGCTTACCCGATCCGCATAGTGGGCATGTCCAGACAGTCATCTTGCGGCAAATTAAGCCACATTCGCACCGATATAGGGGTTCATTCATGCGCTTTCCTCCACGCCAGCAAGAACGCGCTGATATCCGCTCCAATCATCCGGGTGAATCTGCCCCAGCACCACGATCCGATTCCCAGCAACGCAGGCACACCGCCGAATCTCCAGCATGGGGGGACCGATGAGCACCTGCTCCACCCCGCCACACAGCGTGCAAAGGTTAAGGAACTGCTTGGTCACTACCGGCGCTTGCTCATCCTCGAATCGTCTGCCGTTCAGCCACGTTGCCGGATGCGGCACCATGGATCGGTCGCGCTTGTAAGTCTTTAGCAATTCAGGCAATTGCGCCTTCAGCCCCGCCATGATTTGCTCGATCAGCGCCTCACTGGTGGCAACGCGCGCCCACGCTTTCTCCGCTGATTTGCGGGCGACCTTGCGGGGGAACAGCGCGTAGAAGGCGGCGAAGGATTCGGGAGTCATGGCGTGGCGTCCCTCTCATAGGGAACGTCGGCGGCGTGATATTGGGTGAACGGGTAATCATTCACCGAGATCAAGCGACCTTTGCAAATCTCCCCGACCCGGTTGCCGAATCTATCCACTGGATTGCGAACGTTGGGGTTAACCCAAATAAACCCACGCCCGCACGCTTCGCAGATATGCGTAATTCTTGGATCGCATTCCATATTCCTCCCAGCATCGAGCGCGGCTACTTCAGCGCAAATATCATCACGGCTAGAAACGTCAGGGGCTTGCGACCGCGTATGCTCCCAAGGAGTCTATTTCGATCATTTCTAGCCGTCATAATACTCGTTTCGGAGATAGCAGCGGCATCCCTTCGCGTTAAGCTTAAGGGCTGCTTTACTTTTCTTATCAACCAGTTACAGCGGATCTTGAACGCTTCGAAATGGCTTAGTATGTAAACGCGTTGGACCAGGGCGTCGCCGCGATTGTGGGATCGACCACCCACCCGTTGCCTGGAATTTCGCCACTTCTCACGCTCATCGGTGCCTCTATCCGTATCCGTACTACAGCAGCCCGTTGTTTTATGGGTAAACCAGTGCTGCGGAAGGAACCCCGCCAAACTGCGGCGAACTGATTGGTTAGCTCGCGAATTACAGCGCAGCGATTCAGCGGGTTTTTGTTGGATTCGAATGAAGCCGAGGTAAGCATATTGCCCCGTGAAGGCTGGGGGCGCAGTGTTCACGGCACCGCACCCCGCACAATTGTTCTGAACAGATACGAGCATATCACGCCTCGGCCTAAAATAATCCATCCATCCGCACTTTTTCTGCATCATGCATGGGCGGAGCCTACTTTTTCGCAGGGGGCGCAGCGGCGCGGGCTCTAACGATATCAGCATTTAAGCTATGCCACGCCACGGGATAGCCGTCCCAGTGCGCCTCAATGGCCCTGTTGGTGCGTTCCAATAGCTCCCACAGCGTGCGATTCTCGGCTTCCAGCAAGGTGATGCGCTCGAATCGTGGATCAGCCATCTGTCCCAATCCGCTAGGTCCATGTGCTCCTTCAGCTTGCTGGTTAATCCAACTTTTTATTCGTCTCATTCTTGCAAGCGAAGCGCTAAGGCTACTGAATCCTTACCGCCGCTGATGCCTACAACGTGTCTCATTAAACCTTCCGATGGTGAAGTAAGTCCCCGAGCAAGGAACCATCGATGGCCTCACGTGCGGTTGAGTAGTATCCATCCTGCATGTAGGGATCATCGCTACCTGCTGGAGCCTGAACCCAATACCCAGGCCCATCCTCAGACCAAGCGACCTCATATCGATGCTGCACTAGGTAATCCAACCGCTCCTTATCTTTCCGCAACTCCCTGACCATCCCCGGCAACTGATCGGGTTGGTACGTGGTGGGTTGCTAGGATTCCTTTGGAATCTCAATCGTATGGCCGTGCCCACTCCATCCAAGTCGTCCAACTACGTCTAGCGGCTGCCGACCAATAATGGGTACTGGTTCGACTTTGGGCTGCCCCAGCGCTTCGGCGATGGCGTCGAAGTGGCGCTTATATTGTTCTATGGCGTCCCGATGCCCAGATGCGTAGCATTCGTCCTGGCGATTACTATCCGCTGCCCAGGCCATATCTCGTTCAGCAGTAACCGCACCGAGTTTGCGCTGTAGCTCTGCGATCTTGGCCTTCTGCTCCCGTACGCATACAAACCATTCGTGATAGCGCAGTGGTGATGTCACTGGTAATCCGCAGCGTTCACAAAGATTATTTTCAGCCTTCATCTTGTAATATTCCCTCTCCACCACTTCCCGCGTCGTCTGGTGATTCGTGCTGGCGTTCAGGTTCCCCAGCACCCAGGAGATCGCGTGCTCGTCTTGCTCGGCCTGGGTGGGTGGCTTGAGGCGGACGTGCTCACGGGCCTGGGCAAATAATCCCTTAAATTGATCGCTCATTTAATGCCCCTGGGCCATCCGTGAAATTTGCTTCTCCAGTTTTTGGATACGAGCTAGCGCGGCAGGAAGCGCTATGCGGGCGGCTGCGATGAACTCGGCATGCGCTTTCTCCAAGCCGCCATATTTGGTCACGACGGCCACGGTTGATTGCTTATCTGAAACCTCAAATGGAGTCGGGAAGTGGTACCCCTCGGCAAGTAATTTGTATTCTGGCGTTGGCGCGGATTCCCATGGGCCCGGCATACAGTTTTCGCACAACGCCAGCAGCGCCGGAATGTCTAGTTCTTTGCTCACGGCTTCGCCTCCACGGCCATCAAAGCGGCAATACATTGTTGGCGAGGCGTGGCTTGCATGTAGCGCATCAGGCTCGCCGGTTCACTCGATAGCGTCATGTCGGGATCGATCTGCGGAAGCTCCCACACTATTCGATCAAGCTGCATTGCCCAACGATCAACAATCCCCAACTCCGCGATCCTGTCGCGCACTAGACGGGCGGCGTTGTCATTCCAGGATGGCGCGAACTGGCAGGATGTAACGGCCTCGCCATCGCAGGCGAACATGCGTGAACGATCAGGTGGGTACAGCCAGTCTCCTACCCTGTGACGTTCTACACGCCAGCCCATTACGCGCTCGGCCATTAGCGTGTCAATCTCCCGATCCGTCAACTTCTCGTAGTCGCTCATCGGCAGTCCTCATCTATGTCGGCGTCTTGTGGTAACCGCCGTTCATTACGGCTATCAAAATAGCTCGCTACGAGTATCGGCATAGGCTTACCTTCCTTCATCGCTACACACGAAATGGAAACAAAAACGGTACATAGATATTCAGTCGTTGGCCGCTTGTCGATCTCTTGACCGGGGCGATAGTGCTTCCAGATGAGATCCTGAACGGCCTTAGGCACCATACGCCAGTGCTTCAGGCACATGTGCATCTTGGGCGGTACGGGCACGTCGCAACCTACAGCATGACAATGGTGCGCGTTGCTCATCGAGTTCGCTCCAGCCATGCGGCCACCAGCAGCAAATCTTCCGCATCGCATTCGGCAACCACGTTTGCAATCTCCCGAACGCGTTGCGCCGTTACGGGAGGCTGCTCGGGCTTCGCATTCAGCAGTCCGACGATACGGTGGGCTTCCTCACGAGTCACACAAGTAGCGCGAAATTGGTCGCCCTCAAATATCGATTCACTGTTCGTCGGCTTGCCAACACGCCACGGCGAGGCGGACGCTGGCGCTGTGCGCTCATCGTTGGGCATAGTATCCAATCGTGGGCGAGGTTTCGTGGGCGATCTTGCGCTCGTGAAGGATTTCCTCGGTGTCCTTGGCAAGTTGCGATGGGTCCAGTGTCATGACGGCCCGCTGTGCGCCTTCGCTTGCGCGGACGGCAACCTGCACGCGGATCTCCCGACGCTTGAAGATCGCCAAGAAATGATCCCAGCGCGGAATGCTTACAACCGTTGTGCTGTGGATGAACGGATCATGGACGGGCTGAACCTTGATTGTTCTGCCGTCCACTTGCGTTTCAACCGTAAACTGCTCAGTTCCTTCTTCACCTAATCGCGTTTTCATAATTTCATTTCTCCTTCCGCTCGTCTTTGGCCTGCTCTGCCTTTGGAGGACGTTTGGATGCTACTGCCTTGTGCAACCTGACTACTTCGTGCGGATGGGCTGCGTGTGCCCTGGCCAACAAATCCTTAAGAGCTTCGTTGATCCGATAGTGCGTCCCGATGCCGAGATTGGCGGATTCGTTGAAACACCGGCTCAGTTCGCAGATATCGCCATAGTGTAGGTCTTGCGTGGTTCCCTTACTCGCCATAGT